CGCATTGTGCAGGAGAATTTACGATGACTGAATGGCATGGCGGTAAAGGCAGTAAACCTCGTCCATATTCTGTTTCACAAGACGAATATGACAAGCGTTGGGATGCTATTTTTGGTAAAGACCTACCTGAAGACGAGAACGAAGACAACGAATTAGATGACGAGGACTTTGACGATGAACACACAGAAGAAGAGTGAATTTCTAAAGCATGTGCCATGTGAGCATTGCGGAAGCTCTGACGCTGGTGCAATTTATACGGATGGGCATTTTCATTGCTTCGCTTGCGGTGTAACGGAACAAGAAAATACGCAAGAAGAGCGGCGAATATTGCAAGAAGACTATGGAAGGAAACAAGTGACAATTTTGTTGACAGGCGACATTGCTCCGATTTCCGAGCGAGGCATTAGCAGAGCCACTTGCGAAGCCTACAATGTCATGCAAACCAATGGCAAACACATCTATCCCTATTTTGACAAAGAAGGGAAATATGTGGCTCAGAAAGTGAGAGACGTTGAGGCTAAAGATTTTAGCGTCAAAGGCCAATGGAATGAGGCCGTCTTGTTTGGGGCACAACTGTTTCCCAAAGGTGGAAAATATATCACCATCGTAGAAGGCGAATTGGACGCATTAGCGGCCTATCAAATGACTGGCTCTAAATGGCCTGTGGTGTCCATCCGAAATGGCGCACAAGGGGCATTGAGGGACGCCAAAGCCAACTACGAATATTTGGAAAGCTTTGAGAACATTGTCGTTTGCTTTGACAATGACGATCCCGGTAAAAAAGCAGCTTCCGAAGTTGCTGAATTGTTTGGCTCAAAGGCCAAAGTGTTTAAGCATGTCGGAGATGCTAAAGATGCCTGCGATTATTTGAAAACAGGCAAGGGTGAGCAGTTTGTTAACCTGTGGTGGAAAGCAGAAACCTATGTGCCAGATGGCATTGTGGCTGCTTCCTCGTTGTGGAATGAAGTGAACAAAGCGGAAGTGAAGGCAGAGGCTTTCTATCCGTGGAAAGGACTCAATGAAAAACTCTACGGCCTACGTCCGTCCGAACTTGTCACCGTCACTGCTGGAAGTGGCTTGGGAAAATCTCAGTTTCTCCGAGAAATTCTATTTCATATTCTTCGCACAACACGATGGAACATCGGGGGAATGTTCCTTGAAGAATCTGTGCGAAAAACAGCCCGATCAATCATGTCATTGCACGCAGGCAAAAAACTACATTTGCCAGACACGATTGTATCCGAAGAAGAACTGAAGGAGGCCTTTGATGCTACATTGGGGACTGATCGTATTTACTTGTTCGACCATTTTGGGTCTACTTCTGCCGATAACATTATCAACCGCATACGTTACCTCGCCAAAGCTTGCGACTGCCGTGTTATTTTTGTGGATCACATCTCAATTATCATTAGTGGCATGGATGGTGGCGATGAACGTAAGTCTATTGACAACTTGATGACACGCTTGCGAACACTTGTGCAAGAGCTTGAAATCACACTCATTGCTGTATCTCATCTCAAACGACCCAATGGAAATCAAGGACACGAAGATGGAGAAGCTGTCTCACTTTCTCAATTGCGCGGTAGTGGTGCTATTGCTCAACTTTCCGATGCTGTCATTACTCTTACTCGTAATAGTATGTCTGAAGACCCTCACATCCGACATAAGACAAAAGTAGCGATTGCTAAAAACCGATATAGCGGTGATACTGGACCAGCTTGTGAGTTGATGTACGATTTGGATAGTGGTCGGATGAATGAAGTGTGTTTGGAGGATTTATGAAATGCACAATTGCTCTGGAATGGGAACAGATTGAAAGCATCATGAGAACAGAACTTGCTGATGCTTTGAAACATACATTGAGTGACATTGAAGCTGTAAAGAGAAGTAAACAGGGTTTTGTCTACAGTTTTGATATGGACGAAGACATTGAAGAATTGACAATCCGAGCAGCAGCTTTGGCTGTTGTTCTTTCCTACTACGGAGGTTGACATGGGCATCATGGTTGAATTTGATGAGGAAATGCTTGAGACAGCGTTTGCAACTTATTTGCGAGAAATGTTGAAGCGTGTTGAATCGTATAACGCTGACATTTTTGAAAGCGAAGAAGAACGAGAAGAGATAAAAAAGGCTATTGTTCTCATTCATAATTGGATTGCTGTTCCTTCAAGATGGTTATGACAATTGAACACATCATCGTGGGATGTACAGGCATAGGTTATGCCGTTGTAGGGGCTTTACGCTTTTACAAAGGTGACGTAGATAATGGCCTTGTATGGACGGGATATGCACTTGCTCAAATTGGGCTTTGGAGGCTCATTAAATGACACAAGATGAAATCATTGAGATGGCTAGACAGGCGAATTTGATAATTAAATCAGCATCTCCAACTAGAACCACTGTAAATATTCTTGAAGCCTTTGCCAAATTGGTAGCAGAGAAAGCGACAGATGAAGCAAACGCCAGAGCAAACGCATCATGGACATTGATGTGCAAAAAGATGGTTGCCGCAGAGCGTGAGGCGTGTGCAGAGATATGTGATAACATGAAGCCGAGTGAGGCAACATTTGACAAAAGGTTTTTTGTTGCTTGCACACTTAACGCACAAGCAATCCGAGCAAGGGGACAAGAATGATGGACATGGAAACACTTGTTGGTAGGCTTATGTCTTTGGAAACAAAGTATTATGAGCTTCAAGAGCAATATCATCATCTCATCAACCAATATGAAACACTGAAAGCAGAGCATGAAAATTGCACTGGACATCGAAACAACAATGGACAGAAATACGATCCATTTGTGCGTAACTCAGGACATTGACACAGGAGAAGTAAGAACATGGAAAGCTCCAGACGGCCTAGCGGAATATTTAAAGGACGCTACGTTGATAATCGCCCACAACGGAATATCCTTCGACTTTCCGATCTTAAACAAGCTATGGAAGACGAAGATTACGAGGAAGCAGGCGTTCGATACACTCATCGTAAGCAGACTTTTGGAGCCGACCAAGGAGAAAGGCCACAGTCTGGACGCTTGGGGCGCAGAGCTAGGAATGGTTAAACTCAATTACAAAGCCGTATGGACATGGATGGAGAACAGAGATGAAGACTATGCTGGAGAATGTTTTGACAGGCCTATACAGTCTCTTTTGGCTCACTATTGCGCCCGTGATGTCAGTGTGCTTTGCCGTCTTTATCATCGGCTTATGCGCGATGTTGACGCTAAAGGCTTTAGTGTTGACAGCATTGCTCTTGAACATTCCGTGGCCTCTATTCTAGCCCAGCAAGAACGCAACGGTTTCAAACTGGACATTCCATATGCAACCATGCTACTTGCTACTCTCAAAGGAAAGATGGCTAACATTGATGACAAAATGCAGCAGAGATGGCCTCCAGTCACCAATGAGCGATACAGTGAAAAGAATGGAAAGCGCCTTAAAGATGAAGTTATTGTCTTCAATCCGGGAAGCAGAAAACAAATTGGAGAAAAACTCCAAGAGCTAGGATGGAAACCAAAGAAGTTTACAGAAACAGGTCAACCAATGGTGGATGAATCTATTCTGGAAACAATTGACCTGCCAGAAGCCAAACTCATTGCTGAGTATTTGATGTTACAAAAACGCATTGCTCAAATTGAAAGCTGGATTGACGCTGTTGGTGAAGACGGTAGGGTGCATGGGCGTGTCATCACAAACGGGGCTGTAACAGGCCGTATGACCCATCAAAGCCCTAACATGGCTCAAGTGCCAAACAGCGGTAGCCCTTATGGGCCAGAATGCAGACAATGCTGGACTGTTGAAAAAGGAAATGTACTTGTTGGTATTGACGCAAGCGGGTTAGAATTGAGAATGTTGGCTCATTACATGAAGGATGAAAGCTATGTCAAGAACGTCACTGAGGGATCGTCTAAAGATGGAACGGATGTCCACACCGTTAACCAACGGGCTGCGGGCCTACCCACCCGTGACCAAGCGAAAACGTTCATCTATGCGTTCCTCTACGGGGCGGGGGACGCGAAAATCGGCTCCATCATCGGGGGTAATGCTGCTGACGGAAAACGCCTCAAAGATCGCTTTCTTAAAGCATCTCCCGCGCTGTCACGTTTACGTGAGTCGGTCGCCTTATACGCGAGTAAGGGCTATGTACCGGGGCTTGATGGTCGTAAAGTATGGGTTCGTTCTGAGCATGCAGCACTCAATAGCCTACTTCAAAGTGCCGGAGCCATCGTAATGAAAAAAGCCCTTGTCATCTTGGAAACCACATTAAGGAAGTATAATGTGCCTTTCAATATGGTGGCAAATGTTCACGATGAATGGCAGATTGAAACAAAACCAGAACATGCCGAACTTGTTGGCAAACTTGCTGTACAATCAATCAAAGACGCAGGAACACATTTCCAGTTGCGTTGCCCTTTA